TTTCCTGTGCAGCACTATAAGCGCCACCATATAAGCCAGCTAGATTCTGGGCTAGGTTTTTACCAGCAGCACTTGCTATGTTAGCTTGGGCAATGTCACCTCTTGAACCACCACCGGGCTGATACTCAACCATCTGCTGTCTTACCGCTGGCATATTCTTGGAAATTTCCGATAGATATTGCTGACCATATACATCAGCCATGGGTTGGAACTGAGAATAATCTACTTGTCCCCCCATACCACCAATCATAGCCTTCTCTGCTGCTGCCTGTTGTGCACCAGCCCTTGGACCAGTGGCATAACGCATTGTTGCCCGTTGAGCCAACTGTTGTTCCGGTGAAAATCCCGCCAAAGTTTGACCCGGATAGTAAGCTGGGCCTTGGCCCTTATTCGCATCATATAACTTACGGGCTTGCTCAAAACCACCAATAAGATATGGCTGCTGTCCCCAAGATTTATCACCCTTGAATTTGGGATCGCCAACATAACCACCCCATGGGCCACTTTCTGTAGTTTGTACTTTAGTTCCACCTGCCATAATTTATTCCTCTTTAAGCTACCAAGCCACCATCTCTGGTTGCTTCAATATCTGCTTCAATATCTGCCTCGCTTTCTCCCTGACCGTCTGCACCTTCCGCACCATAGCTAGTATCGATTCCATTAACAAAACCAAGCTGTGAATTAAGTAAATTTTGATACCTTGTAATGGGGTTATTTGCCAATGCGTTCATGAATGATTTGCCTAAGCCGCTTGCGGGATTAGCTCCAAAATCGACTTGGCCTTGAGCCTCTGCCGCACCACCACCTTCAGAACCAATCCACATATCATTGGCATCATACATCTCAGGATGATGTATTCTTCCTGAAGCTAAGTCATTAGCCTTATCTGAGCCGGGTATTACTCCTGTGTTAGTGTTGGTGGTTGTTGTATTCGGATTACCCCAGATGTTAGGATTGATTACCCCCGGTCCAGTACCCGGCCCGTAACCTGGAGCATAAGTTTTGTTATGGACTAAGTACCCATCGGCAAAGTATGTTTCGTGTCCGTCAACGTGGAAATTGTAAACAGGGGTATCTTCTGGTATCTCTTTAGATATAACAGATTCGACCGTTACAATGCCCTTTCCATTTCTGTATAAGGTATCACCCTCAGTAACTTCAGAGATTTTCTTCCAACCATCCTGCGTCATAAAGGGATGTGCTTCTGTTACGAACGGTTCCTTATCATTAAACCCGTATAGTTTCTGACCACCCGCTTTAGATGGGTAAATCTTTGTTACTACTCCATCTCCCTTATCAGTTTTTACCTCATCACCCACGCTGATTTCGGAAACATTCTTCTCAGAACCATCTACAAGTTCAACTCGAACTCCGTCAACGAAGCAACTGTCCATCCATCCAATGGGACGTGGTGCCTCGGTTACCCAAGGCTGATAATGCATACCACCACCCTCTGCTAACCCAAAAGCAGTCGGCATGAACCTTGACCAATCCTGATACCCAAAACTGGGAACTGTGGGGTTTGGTGGACCATCTAATATCCCAGGTCTAGTTATAGGATTTCCATGGATATCAAGGCCACCAGGATAGTCATCACGCCAGTTGGGGTCGTAGTCAGGATGTAATGGCTGATCGGGATTATATTTAAGGAGATTTGCTTTACCAAGGGCAAATTTATCTGGAATTACAGGTGCTGGTTGTAAGCGAGGGTCTAGGAATGGAGCGTCAGAACGTGTTCGCAATCCGCTTTCATAGTCAGCAGCATTCAGGTATCCGGCTTCACGCGCTCGTCTATTTGCATCAATTTCCTGATCGACAGCACTTGTAAATCCTGCCTCTTTGGAGCGTCTATTCGCATCTATTTCTTGAGCGACAGCGCTGTCAAATCCAGCCGCTTGCGCCCGGATATTTGCATCCCTTTCATAAGCAGCAGCATCTGAAAATCCAGCCGCTTGCGCTCCCACATTTGCGTGAGACTCTTTGTGAGCCGCACTTTCATAGCCTTCTGCTTGCGCTCTTGCATTTGCATCGCGCTCCCTTTGTATAGCCGCTAGATATTCTTGTTGTGTCGCCATTATTGCATCCTATGTTTTAAGTCTTTAGTGTAAACAATATAGTTAGACTCCCAGTCGGGTAGGAGTTTCTTCCAACCCCTTCTACCCCATAACTCCATGCCGGAGCATCCTGTTCTTATCGCGAAAGATTCTACCATATCGTTAAATTCATAGAGTCTTTTGAAATCAGAGCCAGCAATCGAGATAACCCGGAGTATTTGTTTTTGTGGGTAGGGTACGATCTGAGTAATCATAGCTGAGTGCATACTGTTATCTTCTGTAGCTATCCACAACTGCATATCACCGTGAGTAAGCGGTTCAAGGAAATCATCTGTTTCAAGTTCGCCCTCACTATGTTCCTTAACCCTTTCAAGAAGTGGTGCAACCTGATCCCAGATATATGCAATATCTTCAGGCTGTACGATATGAGCCTTCAACCTAGAAATATCCATGTACCCGGTGATCCCTTCTTAAAGTAATATATACCCTCATTTCCCGAACTTAATGGGTCGGCATTTGTCCCATCAAAATACCTCATGTCACCCTCTCTGGGTTTATCTGGAACTTTATGTGTTCTCTCAAGTCTAAATGTTGCTTGATTAAAAAGTATATTACCTAGTCTTTTTAGCTCGTCAACAACATATACGCCCAAGTCCTCATTATCTAAGGGGAGTGGACCCGGCTGATAATGTGTTACAGACTTTACAACTCTATCAGAATAGGTTGCCATTATGTTGACATCCTAGAGCCTCGCCTTCCAGCGTCATCTAGCTCTATCTCATAACCATCTAGTCTCCAGTTGAAGTCTCCGGTAGACTCAAACTTCACTCCATAGAGTTTTCCGCTTTTCCTTACTGATACCTTAGACTGGGTACCTGGATTAAACTCAACAGCATCTGACCAAGAGACTGCCTCTTCTGTAGAGTTCTGTGTTCCAACATAAACATTAACTGTATTGCCAGAACCAGTTATTTCCATCTTGGGCCAGATAGCTTTTATACGCTTCACTGTAGACTGATCGTTCTGTTGTTGGGCAGTTATAGCCATACCAGTTCTTGATATAAACGATGTCATATCTGTGGCACCTTCTTTATTCCCAGACGCATTCCTATAAAGTTTCGTATCTGTGGGGGAAGCCATAACCAGTACATTCTCAGACTGTGACCATGTTGATGTCCAATTCCCTAATGCACTAGACCATGTTGGTATTGCAGCAGCCCAAGTAGTAAATGAGTTTGGATCATCTACTGTACCATATCCAATATGTGCCAAGTCTGGTAAATCACGAATAGTAAATGCATTACTTGTCCAGTTCCAAACTACCGCTTTATTACACTGATTACTCGCACTTTCTGGAGTTGGGAAACAGGCCCACATCTCAGTATTTCCATAATCAGCTACCACAAAAGACCTTTGAAACTTAGTTCCATCTATTTCACTAAAGATATAATCCCTTATCTTATGGGGTAAGATAGATTTTACTCTTTGCCCATCGTTGATATAGACATCTCCATTACCCAATATAAAGTGACCACCATCAAACTCAGCTACGCAGTTCTTTGCAAGAGCGCCGACTGAAGGAGATAGCTGTCTAAAAGCGAATATAAATGGAGTTCCAACATAGGTCATACTATAGATGGAATCATTCTTATAAATCATAAAGGTGTCGCCAAGGGGAAGGCCGTCTAATATAACCCCTTTTGTATCAGCTAATTCATATTCACCAGCATCTACTGTTGCGCTAGTTTCGTCCCATGAAGTTGGAACAGCTTGGGTAGCAGCCTCTGTAGACCATTTTACCTTTTGCGGTATAGGTACACCACCCTCAGTTAGATTGAGCGCAATTAAGAAGGATCGAAACGCCCTAACAGATACAGGATAATGAGTTGCACCAGCACCAGCCGACCAGTTAGTTAGATTAGCCATGACTGTAGATGTAGATGGTATACCAGAAGTTAATGCCCAAAACTGGGGCTGATCAAATCCATTTGACATAACAAGAACACCACCTAAAACAGTGGATGTCCAGCCCTCATCAGCGGTAGCATTATATGTTGCCGAATCCGTTGATCTTGTTATATCATACCAAGTGCTGTTACTTGTTTTATACACTCGTATAGACGAAAGGCTGGCTATTACCCAATACGCCTCAGTGCCATATTTAAGTTGTACAATGTGGTAAGGAGTAACAGGACAGGCAGCCATAACCTCGGCGTACCCCGGAGACTTTACTATAGCCCCATGCTCTGCCCTTACATTATTACCATCTGACCAGACATTAGGTGGCAGTTGCCAGGGGTTTATATCCTTGACAATTCCTGTTTGCCCTACATTGTCAACAGGGATAAGAGCCATTAGGGTGCGATCTCATCCTTACCGTTTTCCAGCAGATATTGTGAGTTTGTTGCCGTAGCATGGAGTCCAATAATATTTCTAGCTTCTGATGCGGATGTGCCGGGTGTTAATGCTTTCATGTCATACTCAAACCTTTTCGGTAATGAAACTCGCTGATGAGTGTTGGGATCAACTGTATCAAACGTACCGTCATCTAGTTCTGATTTAATACGCGACCAGTGTTCAAGTTCGCGGATACGATGATGTGCTTCCTGCTTCTGTGAGTTAACAATCCATTTTAGTTCGTCAATATCGATTAAAAGTAAGTCACACTCAAACTCATCTTTTTCTTCTGCCAGTTCTTTTTCTTTCTGTGCCAATTTGATGACGTTTCTGCGGTATTCAAAACTAAGTGCCATCATATTATCAAAAAACACAGATTGCTCACGAACTGCTTGCCAGTATTTTGCTGCGGGAGTTGGATGTTTGCCGTCATTAAGTACGGAAAGGCGCATCTCAGTTTCGGTGCGGAATACCTGACGCTTACGCCATGAATCCCGGCACTCATCTAGGAGAGAGTCGTAGACCTTTTGATCTTCGCTATTAAGAACTGTAAGTTCACTCATAACTGGAATGGCGTTTGTGGATTACCGTCCATATCAACATCATCAGTAGCATCATTGATTGCTGCTTGTGCTGTGGCTTTATCCACCACCTGTCCATCGCTGAACCGTTCTTGTTCTTCGGCCCATACCTTTGCATGGGTGCTGTCATCCAGTACCCATACATTTCCAGCATGACCGGAAATAGTAAATTTGCGGGATTTTTCTATAAATCCCTTGCCAGTACATTGTGCTATTACATACATTTTTATAATCCTTGTGATGGGCTAAAGAGTTCGTCATAACTGCCGGGGTGCGTGTATTCTTCTGTGACGTTGGTGTTAGCAGCAGCCTCACCACCCATACATAATCCAGCAGATTGAGTTCCACATCCTGCTACACCCTTACGAGCAGTTGCTAGATTACCTCCAGCAGACCAAGCAGAACCATCATATTCTTCAGTAACGTTTAACATACCACCGTCATCATCACCACCCGCACATAATCCTGCGCTTTGGGTTCCTGCTCCTGCTGGAGCCTCACGGGCGGTTGCTAGATTCCCTCCACCGCTCCACGAAGTTCCGTCATATTCTTCTGTTACGTTGGAGTCAGAACCATCATTACCGCCCATGCAGAGACCAGCAGATTGGGTTCCTGCCGCTGCCATTTGAGTGCGAGCAGTTCCTAAGTTGCCACCGGCCGCCCATGAAGTACCATCATATTCTTCAGTAACATTGGAGACAGAACCAGTAGTACCTCCCATACAAAGACCAGCAGATTGGGTTCCACATCCTGCTGGACTATTGCGAGCAGTTGCTAAGTTGCCGCCACTAGACCAAGATGTTCCATCGTATTCTTCTGTGACATTTTGGTAACTTGGAGAAACCAAACCACCCGTGCATAATCCAGCGGATTGAGTACCCGCACCGGTTAGACCAGATCGAGCGGTTCCTAAGTTTCCTCCGCTTGACCAAGAAGTACCGTTGTATTCTTCAGTGACATTGGAAACAGCAGCAGCATAACCGCCCATACAGAGTCCTGCCGATTGGGTTCCACATCCTGCTAAATACCTACGGGCGGTTCCTAAGTTACCACCGCTACTCCACGTGCCGGGCATGAAAGTTTGGCTTGTACCAAGATAGAACTTGCCACTGTCGTACCAGATATCACCTTCTGCGGGGGAACCTTCAGTAGCACCGCTAAGGGTTACGGTAGGATATTTATACCTTACATTTTTATAATCTGTCATGTGTTATAACTCCGTTAACAGCCAGCCTTGAGTTGCATCTACATAAACTAATTTGAAAGCAGCCCTTTCTGTTGCTACTACTAGATCACTCCCAGCACCTAATATATTGTGGCTATTCCTACCGACAGTACAGTTATTGGTATCAAAGGTTCCTGCATAATCAATAATGTGAACTTCATCACCAAGAGACGCTGAAGCAGGGAGTGTCATAGCAAAAGCAGAATCTGTTGTATTAACAAAGTATCCTCTGCCTGCAACCATTGTTGTTCCAGTGGTTACTACTGCTTGCCATGATAATCCACCAACCATCTCTGCCCAAACTGGATTCGCTCCAGTACCTTGCGTCTTGAGGAAATATCCAGACGTACCGAATCCCAACCTTGCTGGTGCGCCTGATGCGCCGTAGTAGAGGATATCGCCTTGAGTGCCGTCTTCTAGCTTTCCTAATGTAACAGCGTTATCAGCAATACCAGCCGTTGCTAGTTGCTGCCAATCCACACCATTTGTAGCAGATGAATCAGCGGCTAAGACATAATCATTCGTGCCGACAGGAAGTCTGGTTTCAGAGTCAACCGTGTTGTAAACAAGCAAGTCACCCTTTGTGGTCAGTCTGTCAGGAGAAAGTACATCCACCTTCTGCCATTCACTGGAAGCTGTGGAGTATTTTAAGTATTGGTCGTTTGTTGCTGATGTTGCGCTGACCGCCTCACCTTGTATCTTGGCTACTGTTACAACACCAGCATTAGTCATGGTGGCATCACCAGACAATGCAGCAGTGGTGAATCCTGTCCCATCACCAATTAGTATTTCTGTAGTAGCTAATGCTAAATCAGATGGGTCGCCAGAAGAGTTAGCGTTTCTTACCTTAACTGTGTTAGCCGCCATATGCGCTAACTTTGCATTGGTTATTCCCTCATCCGTAACATTGACCGTAACCGTAGTGCCTGTCGCCGAAGTATCAAGGCCCGATCCCCCAGCCACTGTGAGAGTATCAGAGTCGAGATCAATATCAATAGTGCCACTGTCAGTAGTGATATCCAAATCTTCTGCTGTAAGCTGCGTATCGACATACGCCTTGATCGACTGCTGCGTGGCGAGTTTGACAGCCGAGTCGGAGGACATGTCATCTTCATCTTTTATCCCTGTTACTGTTGCACCATCCGCATTAACATTAAGGCTGCTTACAACAGCGGTAGACGCAGAAGATGCACCAATAGGAGTTCCATCAATCGCACCGCCATCAATGTCTACAGTCTTGGCTGTCTCAACACTAAACGGTAAGATGATAAACGCAGAACCATCGTGTATCTTTGCAATATGATTTCCTGCGCCCCCAGAGGTGTCTATCCATACCAAGCCTTCCGCTACAGAAACAGACGGTTCCGTAGCTGATGCGTGGATAGCATTTACAGCTATGTCAACAGATGGAAAGGATTGCTTTACAGCCCTTTTAACTGTCCTTATCTGATCATCACCCTCAGATATATCATCACTAGCTGTAGGATCAGTTATAGAAAGTTCGTCAATATAATTCGCTGGATCTAATGCCATTATGGATACCCTGTAGTGTTCATAACCCTCAACTCAGAACCTGAGTGACGATCTTTATTATCTTGGTTTTGTATGTCATCTATGGCTTGCTTAAAAGCTGTTGCCCATAGTTGAACCCTCTCATCGTTCATAATAAAGGGTTCCGCCTCCAATAAT